GTTATATCTCATCGGAAAATGTTTCTCTACTTTCCAGTCAGTTGAATTGTCAAGTTGAGATCGAATGTGTTTAAACAGATTATCTTTGGGAAAATCTTCTTCACCTTCTCGATAATACAACTCATTTGTGTTGCTTTTAGGAAGAGACATTTGTCCACCGTAACTATAAAGATTTGTTCCACCCTTGCATTCTTCTGGAGTGTTGAGGTAAATCACACAACCAAACTGAGTCTTCTCTTCAACTGGACTTTCTTGACGATAGTAATCTTGATGAGGAATAATTCCTCTTGGATGTTCTAGAAGAGTTTTATCATTCACAACATTACAAACGAATCCAGAGTTTTTCCAGTTCCATACCTTATCAAAGACTTCACTATCAAACTTGTGTTTCCAGATTGGAAGTTCGGAACACAATTGACGAAATGTTGCCTTAAGTTTATTTGTAACCTCTTCGGTCTCAATATAAACACGATTTCCAGGAAGACCCCCTATCATTGCTGGATCATCCTGAAAAGTAACTTGTGAAGAATTTAGACAAAGTTGTCGAACTTTATCTGGATTCTTATAAAAGTTATCAATAACAACTGCTGACCTTTGTTCTGGACCAATATTTGTCAGAACAATTAAGTCTAACTCATCGTTTGGTTCAAACATTATTCAGCAGTAGCTTTTGTCAGACCTTCATCAAGTTGTTGGATGACTGAACGAATATCAGAAATTCTTTCAGGAACGTGATCGTAACTATAACCACGTTGAGATTCGAAAAGAACTTGACGGACTGCTGCTGCAGTGCGAATGTCCATCTTGACTGCTACTTTACTCACAGATCTCCCTCCACACGATTTTCAGAACGGTAAACATCAAATGCACCTTCAGGATAACGAGCACTCAACTTCTCATAATTCATTTCCATAATCTCACGGAAGTTGGTGTCAAGTGCCATACAAGCTTGAGCAATGTACCACATAATATCTCCAAGTTCACGCTTCATATGGAATACGCTCTCTTCATTATATGGTTTGCCCTGAAGAACGATTTTCTTTACTACTTCAGTAAACTCACCCGCTTCGGCACTAATTCCAAGAGCAGCAGTAAGAAGACGAGGAACATCAACATCATTCTCAACATCCAAAGTGGTTAGACGAGAGAGAAGTTGTGCAAGATCAGAACTTGCAGGGCTAGTGGTTTGACGAACGAAGTCAATATACTTATTAGAATCAATTACTTTGGTATCAGTCATAGTAGTCATAGATTTAATGGTTGCAAATCGCTTTCAGGAAGTTTATTTTGGTGTTGCTTTAATTTCTTTTGTGGTTGAGGAGGTTCTTTTTCAACCACTACCAATTCATTTGTAGGAAGTTGTTTGGGAATTTGAATGTCCACAACTTGACCCATCATAAATTGATTTCTTGTATAAGTTCTGTTTTGGGGATCAAGTAATACCATTAACATAGCATCATTCTCAGTACCACAATCACAGATTTTTCTACCAGTTCTAGTTTCAATAACAGAAAAGTAGTCTTCAGATTGATACCTCAAAATTTAAATCCCTCAAATGATTTCTTTGGTTTTTGTTCTTCATAATCATACTCTTCTTCTTTACCATTGTCAAGAATATCTTCTTGTGCAGATTGCTCACAATCATAAAGACGCATCTTGGCACGGTCGATACCAACAACAAAACGTTTGTGAATGGTAGGATCGTTGTATCGGTTCTTAAGTTGCTTTACAAGTATTTGTCCCAGACCTTCAAGGTCATCAGTCGAAATAAGGGCAAACATAAGATCAGCAGTAGCAGGCAAACCAAAGGACTCACTAGTATCAGTAAGTTCAACATCACTGCTACCATAACCAGAGCGAGTGGTCTGCGTGGCAGAAACGATAGGGACGTTTGCCTCAACAGCCAACCCTCGAAGTTCTTCAGCAATTGCTTTGATATAAGAATATGAATTGACAGTGCTGTTTCCGCGATAGCGCGAGGAAGCACATATATTAAGGTAATCAATGAAAATAATATCAGGTCTAAATGACTTCTTAAGTGCAAGTTCATTAAGAAGTGATTTAAAGTGTCCAGCATGAGCTGATGCAGTTGGATATTCTTTAATTATAAGAGTGCCTTGAGTCTTCTTTGCAATGTTATTGACTTTGGTCTCAAACATTTGCTTCGGAAGATCAACAATGTCTTGAATAGGAACATTCAAAAGATTGGCATCAATTCTTTCAGCAATTCTTTCCTCTGCCATCTCCATAGTAATGTAGAGAACATTCTTACCTTGAAGAAGAACAGAAGAAGCTACGTGACACATGAACAGGGATTTACCCACACCAGTGCCTGCAAGAGCAATGTTAAGAGTCTTATTGGGAAGACCACCCTTAGTAATCTTATTAAAGAACTCTAGATCGAATGGAATCTTTTCTTCTTTCCTATGGTAAGACTCATATCGCTCTTCATAATCATTGAGATAATCGTGGCCAATATGAGTATCAAAAGAAACCGCTAATGCATCGGACAGAATTGTAGGGATACTATCACGATTCTTTTTCTCATCCTTACCATCGGCAATGTGAATTGACTCCATCAGTGCCAGATAGATAGCACGATCACGGCACCACTTTTCAGTAGTATCAATGATCCAGGTTAAATCTGTTGGAGAGTCATCAAAAGTATTAATTAATTCAACAACATCCTTAAAAGAAGAGTCATTAATATCACTACGTTTTTCTACTTCAATACAAAGAATCTCTTTGGTTGGTAGTTGGTTATACTCTTGGGCAAACTTTAGAATTTCCTCAAATACAACCTTTTGATTTTGATCCTCAAAATATTCTGACTTTATAAAGGGAAGTACTTTGCGAAAGTAAGTCTCATTATGAATTAGATTCTTGAGGATTATAATTTCAATTTTCTCCATCATTTAATTTATGTTGAGGATTATCAGGTGAATGTGGAATGTCAAACACAAACGTTATTCTTTCAATATCTCCCAAATTTACTGTTCCATGAGGAAGTTTATTATTAAACCACAGAAAAGTTCCAGGTTCAACAATAACACTTTCACCACCACAAAAGTATTGGTAAGTGCCTTGAACAGAAATATGATATCGATCTCTTGTTAGATAGTAAGTTCCCTCGTCAATGTGAGCTCCCACTATACCATCAATTGGCAAAGAAAGAAACCCACATCTCTGGAGTTCTTTGTTGCCAACTAATTTTTTAACAAGTTTGCGAATTTCAGTGTGTCTTTGATATGCTGGGGTTTTAACATTAATTTCAGAGTCACCAACAAAATCATCTTTGCTCTTGACTCCTCCCATAATCAACTGAAGATTTCCTACAGGAATATCATCATATCCACGATCAACCAAAGATTCTGCATTTTTAACAGATCTTTGATTTCCCCAGTCTTGATCGTGTTTTTTTAATTGAGATAGAATTTTAGAAGTATCAATTCCAGTTTTTAGAATTTTGATGTTCTTCACGATCCGTAACTAAACTCCTCACGGGCAATCTCATCAAGTTTTTCCATCACTTCTGGAGTGAAATAAGTTTCGGGCTCTTTGAGAATTTGTTTAGCATAGACTTTTTTGCCGTCGATCTCATAGCGTCCTGCGACGTTTTTCCAGAGACCGCCAATCTCACCGAGTTCAAGAAGACCATAATAACGATCAAGACCACGCTCATCGTAATACAGACGTACCGTAACATCTTTGTTCTCCTTACTCAAACGCGACTTAGCAGTCTTAGCTTTGATAAGATTGCCGACCACTTCTGTTCCATCCTTTTCTTTCTTTTTGCTGAGATAGATGATCGTACTTGCTGCGTACTTGAGTCCAGAACCTCCGCCCATTTCTTTCGTTGGTACGTAAGCTCCGATGACATCATACGTGTGATTCGTGACAATGAGTGGAACATTTGCTTGACCCAGTTTAAGTGTGAGCATTCGGAAGGCACCTTTAACCAATTGGGATTTGGTCATATCACGAACTTGTTTATCGTTCAGTGCATCAGTAATTTCTTTCTCAGTGGAAAGCATACCCAAAGAGTCTAGCACAAACATACAAGGTTTGCGTTCTTCTTCAGATTTTTTTAAGTATATATCTACTGCCTTGAGTGCTTTGCCACGAAACTCTTCAATTGTCACGACATTGACAACAACCAAACGCTGGGTATCAATACCACGAGACTCAATCAGAGACTTGGTAATAGCAGCCTCAGTATCGAAATAGAGGCAATAACCATCAGGATTGGAATCAAGGAAATTCTTAACCATAGCGAGAGAGAAGAAAGTCTTTCCAGTAGAAGACTCTCCAGCAATAGCAGTAATCTTATTCCCAGATACACCACCAAATACACTACCTGAGACCAGTGCATTAAAAATGTACGAACCTGTGTCCACATAAGTTTCAGTCTCGTCAATATCCGCTGCGAGTTTGGTGTAGTCATCACCAATCTCTTTTACAATATCTTTCAAAAAGTCCATCACGCCACCATCCCGTATTGTTCACGAAGAATTTTTTTATAAGGCAGGTCCTGCTCACGCAGTTCCTTCACAAGTTTGAGTTTTTGATAAAGAGCGGTATCACCACCAAGAGACATTGCTTTAATAATAGTTGCAAGCTCAGTATCGTTAATAGGCAAATCCATTAAGAGAAAAATGATTCAAGGTTTACAGTTTTTTCGACATTCCATCCAATGGAATCCAAGATTGCTTTGAGTGGTTCTACAAAACTTTTCTCAAATTGTAATTCATAATCGACGTATTTGTCAAGATTAAGTTCTTTGGGGAATTCTTGAATAAATGAAATGACATTCTCGTGAATATTGTTTGGTTTCTTTAGGTAAACAAATTTAATCTTTTCACCGTTTTGGATGAGAGAATATTTGTTTGTAAGTTTGTTTTGTTTAATATAATGATTGAACAGAAGTGCTCCGCGAACGTGAATTGGAGTTCCTTTTATATAAATGCTAGATGATGATTTATATTTCTCAACGTCAGAAGCAGAACGAGGGAAGGAGATTTGTTCTGGCGGAAGAGTTTTAAATTTCTTTCTTGAGTTTTCAATAAAGTCAATTACTTCATCTTCAGTACCACTCATCATCAACTTCAAAGCATCTTTAATCATCTTTCTACATGGGGCAGGTGTAGAAGATTTAACTGCTTCGATGCCCATCATCTTTAGTTTTGGTTCAGTATAGGCCACACCCTCACTATTCCATACGTTGAGAATATATCGCTTCTTCGCAGTCCAGATACCACGGTCAGCAATATTCTCACGCTTCATTTGCATCTTTTGGTCATATGCCGAGACATAGTTCGCCAGGTCCTGATAAGATCTTTCGATGAACGGTTCAAACTTATCTTGGCAGATCTTGTCAAGTATCTCCACAATTGCTGTTTTGTCGCCAGACTTATTAGCAAAAAATTTATCCACAAGAGGTCCGAGATTAAGATAAATCGAATCAGTATCTGATGCGATAACATAATCAGTATCTTCTGTTTGTAACAGATTATTTAGATATTCATTCATTTTGTTCTCGATCCAACGGATAGAGACTTGACCAGAGAGTGTAATTGCCTCTGCATTCGCAAGTTTATAATATCTAAAGTACTGGTTACCGATAGCACCATAAGCACTATTAAGAGAAATCTTCTTAGCCATTTGAATGTTATTACACCGTGCAATCTCTTTCTCAAGTGCCTTGGTTGGTGTCTTTTCATACTCCTGCTTTGCTTGAAGCATTTTCTTTTTGAAGATCACACGATCTCCATACATCTTCTCCATCAGTTCTGGAAGGAATCCACGCACATCTTTACGGAACATTGCTCCGTTAGCACAAACGGCATAGTCCTTATACATCTCAAAAGTTATTTCTTCCTTAAGTATCTTATCAACTGTTGCTGTTGGGTGCCTCTCATCAATAAGCGTCTCTGGTGAGATGTTGTACTGCATAATAAGGTGAGGGTAGAGACTATTAAGGTCAAAAGACACAACCCAATCATACTTTCCAGGAATCGGTTCCTTGACGTATGCTCCTGCATATTTTTCGTTTTTATCAGAACGGATTTTAGGTGGAATAACAATATCTCTTTTCTTGAGATAATTGTAGATAATATTGTCCCACATACGAACTTGATAGAACACATCTGCATAATTGACCTTAGCATCATAAGCCATAGTCAATGCAAGTTCAATCAACTTCATCTTGTCTTCCAGGCGGTCAACAAGTTCTACGTCAACGATGTTGTACTCAATAAACTTTTGCCAACCTTGAGTATAGAAATCTTTGAAGGTATCAAACTCACTGTGATCAAGTTTCTTCTGACCAAGTTCTACCTCAGCTATGTAGTCTAGGCGGTATGATTCTTGTGCCTTATATGTAAACTTCTTATACAGATCAAGATAATCAAGTTGAGTTAAACCACCAACGTCAAAGGTAGTATGCTTTCGACCTTGAATGTAGGTTTCTCCTTGGGTCACAAGGCCCCAGTTAGAGAAACGCTTCATCAACTTCTCCCCAAGCACCCTGTTGAGGCGCTTACAGATGTATGGGATGTCATATAGTTGAATATTCCAACCAGTCACAACATCAGGAACATCAATCATCCAATAGTTGATGAAGTGATTCAGAAGTTCATACTCACTTGGGCAGTAATGATAAGTTACATTACTCTGCTTGTTATTGAAAGGTTTAACACCCCAAGTTGTAATCTTCTTAGTGTTATAGTCCTGAATGGTAATCGCAAGAATCTCTTCTGATGCAGACTCTACATCAGGGAAACCTTCTTCAGATGAAACCTCAATATCCAAAGTGACAAGTTTGATTTGACTGATGTCAAACTTAATTTCATCTTCTGGATACTTTTCTGAGATGTATTGATAGATATAGCGATCGTTTCCATAGATCTCAAACCCATCAACCTCATCGTATTTCTTATAGAACTCCCGACAATCCCGAACTGTGCCAGGATTGATAGGTTCTACTGCTTCGCCACCTAACGTTCTATACTTGGAATCCTTTTTAGTTTTTACAAACAGTGTGGGAAAGAATTCGTCACGAGTCTCATATCTTTTTCCGTTTTCTACTCCACGAATCAAAAACTGATTTCCAATCAATTGAACATTAGTGTAAAATCTCATTCCTTAATAAGGTCCTCGTATTTTTCAAGAAGGGTTGGTGTTGGATCAGCAAGAGTTAGAATCTTATCTGAGCTCATCATAAAAGTATCTTGCCTAGTATATCCGTGCAAGAAAGGTTCTAAGGTGCCGTCACTTTTAACCATAAATGGGTTAATAAGTTTGCAATCGGGTTCTCCAATATCGGCACCCACTTCTTCAATCTTGGAAACCAAGATTACATTATTCAGCAGTGCTAGGATTTTGATCATTTTGCTTGGTGGTGTTTCCGTCATTTAAAATGTCCTCTACGTACATATTATAAATCTTTTCCACTGGTGTAACCATAGTAACTACCCACTCTGCAGTTAGTGGAATAGATTTTTCCCTAGCAAGTGGCATCCAGGGAAACATAGTAACAGACAATTCAGATTTTCTTTCAGACTTTGGATCAGTCTCTTCTGCAGTCAGATTGCTTTTGTTAATCAATTTGACAACACAAGGTTTTGTCAAGAAATATCCGATAACTTTTTCATCAGAAGAAACCATTTCTTGAACATCTGCAATTACGTCTTCTCCAGACTTCAAAACTAAAACTTTAACGGCCATAATTCGTTCATTCCTCCATACATTCTACCAATGAGAAAGGGGAGGTGTCAACTGGTTTTTGCCAGTTACCTCCCCGTCTGCGCCGACGATATTCAGTTCTATTTAGAACCAATCTTTGCGTTGATGATGCTCTGGAACGATCTTACCAAGTTCAATAACTAGAAGCCCATCCTCAAATACAACTGA